AGTTCAAACTGCTTGCGGCCATCATCCGAGACAACACTCCGGAAGAGTATTCGTATGAACCGGAAGTGGGCAATCGCAAAGCGAAGAAGGCTGACTACGACGATGTAGATGTCATCCCGGTAAGTGATCCGAATGCGGCGACGATGTCGCAGAAGGTAGTGCAGTATCAGGCTGTGATGCAGTTAGCGCAGCAGTCGCCGCAGTTGTATGACCTGCCTTATTTGCACCGTCAGATGATCGAGGTGCTAGGCATTCGCAACGCTGACAAGATCGTGCCGCTGCCAGATGATCAGAAGCCACGCGATCCGGTAACGGAGAACATGGACGCTATCATGGGCAAACCGCTCAAGGCGTTTATGTATCAAGACCACGAGGCGCATATCCGCGTCCACATGTCGCTTGGTCAAGACCCGAAGATTGCCGCAATGATTGGACAGAATCCGCAAGCGCAACAGATTACGTCGTCTCTTCAGGCGCACATCATGGAGCACGTAGGCTTTCAGTATCGCCGTGATATTGAGAAGCAGCTTGGCGTGGCTCTGCCGCCTCTGCCGCAGGACGACAACGAAGAGTACGACCTCAGTCCAGAGATGGAGGTACAGGTCGCGCAGGTCAGCGCCATTGCAGCGGAACGTCTGCTCCAGAAGGATGTGGCCGAGATGCAAGCTCAGCAGAACGCTCAGCAAGCACAAGACCCGTTGGTTCAAATGCAGATGATGGACCTCCAGATCAAGCAGATGGAGGCTCAGACCAAGCAGATGAAGGCGCAGATGGAGGCTCAAGCAAAAGCAGAAGAGCTTCGCCTCAGAGAGCAGCAGAACATCATCACCGCTTCGGCTAAAGAAGACGAGTTGCGACTGCGAGAGGCGGAAATCTCTGGTCGTCAGCAGCTTGAAGCAGCACGCCTCGGTGCGGATATCGAGAAGCACAAGGCGCAGGAAACAAACCGACAGCAACTTGAAGGCACGAAACTCGGCGTTGAGATTGCGAAAGCAAAAGACGCTGCATCACAACGGCAAACACCGCCGCCTAGAAAGGAGTAATTAATGTCCTATTCAAACGCTCTGGAGTATTTGGAATCAAAACTCAAAGAAGAGCGCGTACTAATTGTAGAAACCCTGACCCAAGGCAAATTGGATGAGGGTGAATACAAACGTCTGTGTGGGGCGCTACAGGGTCTCGACCTAGCACGGAATCACATCAAAGACCTTGCACAACGCTTGGAGCGTGACGATGAGTAACATTGATATTGAGAAGACGCAGGAAGAGGCTGCTAAAGCCAAACTACTGCCCGAACCCCGAGGCTACCGAATCCTCTGCGCCGTGCCGCACGTGGAAGAAGAGTTTGAAGGGGGCATCGTAAAAGCCGAGGACACCCGCCGAGTTGAGGAGCAAACCACCGTGGTTCTGTTCGTCATCAAGATGGGAGACCTTTGCTATGCGGATAAGGACCGGTTTCCCACTGGCCCGTGGTGTAAGGAAGGCGATTTTGTCCTTACCCGTCCGTACTCGGGTACTCGCGTGGTCATCCACGGCAGAGAGTTCCGCATCATTAACGACGACACGGTGGAAGCGGTGGTCGATGACCCCCGTGGAATCCGCAGGGCGTGAGGTAAAATATTATGGCTGTTGAACGTACTGAATATAAGTTCCCTGATGAAGTTGAGGCCGAGGACGAACAAAAAGCCGAGGCTAATCAAGAGGTTAGCGACGATATTGAGGTAAAGGTTGAAGATGATACTCCGGAGGAAGACCGGGGGCGCAAACCGTTATCTAAACGTACGGTGCAAGAGATTGATAACGAAGACTTAGACGAGTACTCGGATAAGGTTAAAAAGCGTCTCTCCCAGATGAAGCGCATTTATCACGATGAGCGCCGGGAGAAAGAGAGGGCATTAAGAGAGCGCGAGGAGGCTCTACGTTTTGCCCAAGTCCGTGAGCAGGAGATTCAAAAGCTCAAGCAACGGCTTGGTCATAGTGAACACGCATTTGTTAAAGAAGCTGAGAAATACGCCAATTTTGATTTAAGCGCGGCTAAAGAGCGTTTGAAACAGGCGTACGATGCAGGAGACTCTGAACAAATAGCGAACGCTCAAGAACTGTTAACGGATGCCAAACTCAAGCTGCAAAACCTCGCTAGAGTGAGACCATCTTTACAACAGGCAGAAGAGAGAGTAGAACAAACGCAACAGGTACAGGCACCCGAACCGGTTGCTCAACCCAAAGCTGATCCCAAAGCGGAGGCTTGGCGAGAGAGAAACACTTGGTTTGGTGAAGACGACGAGATGACCGCGTTAGCCCTTGGCCTGCATGAAAAGCTAGTCCGAAGCGGCGTAGACCCGAATTCAGACGAGTATTACCGCCGAGTCGATGACACTATGAGGAAACGATTCCCCGAGGCATTTGAAGATGCCGAAGAGGAAGAGGAGAAACCTCAAACGAGTCAGGAGAAGAAACCTGCTCGCACTAACAAGCCAGCTACTGTTGTGGCTCCAGCAACGCGGAATACCGCGCCTCGTCAGGTACGCCTGACGCCTACGCAAGTTGCTATTGCCAAAAAACTTGGGCTTAGCAATGAGCAATACGCACGTGAACTTATGAAACTGGAGGCTAACTAAAATGGCTGAGAATAGACTCGCTCGTGAACTCGAAAATCGAGAGTCAGCGCAACGTAAAACAACGTGGACCCCACCCCAGACGCTCCCTGAACCGGAGCCGCAGGAAGGTTGGGTATTTCGTTGGATTCGGACCAGTATTATGGGGCAGGCAGACCCTTCTAATACCTCCGCGAAATTTAGGGAAGGTTGGGAGCCGGTTAAGGCTTCTGAACAACCCAAACTGATGATGCAAGCTGATCCCAATGGACGTTTTAAAGACAACATTGAGATTGGCGGGTTGTTGCTCTGTAAGGCTCCGAAAGAGCTTATGGCTCAGCGTGATGACTATTACGCCCAGCAAGCCAAGGCTCAGATTCAGTCTGTAGACAACAACTTTATGAGGCTGAACGATGAGCGTATGCCCCTCTTCACTGAGAAGAAAACTACGGTCTCGTTTGGCAAGGGCAAATAACTTTTTTGGAGTAACAAATGGCATATCCTACTGTTGACAAGCCGTATGGCTTGAAGCCGGTCAATCTGATCGGCGGGCAGGTGTTTGCCGGTGCAACTCGTCAGCGTCGTATTGCTTCCGGTGCGTCAAGCATTGGTTATGGCGACCCGCTGCAATTTGCTTCGGACGGCACCGTTGAAGTAACCACGGCCACGACTGCTGCCCCGACCTCCGGTTTTGCCGGTGTGTTTTTGGGCTGCAATTACGTGTCCTCTGTGACGGGTCAGCCGACCTACTCGCAGGCTTGGATTTCGGGTACTTCGGTCAAGGCAAATACGTTTATCTATGCGTATGTTGTTGATGATCCGGACACCTTGTTCAAGGTTGTTGGTGTGACGGCTTCGCTGGTGGTTTCGACCACGGGCGGCTTTGTGTACAGCGATGTTGGTACCAACGTTGAATTGGTTGCTAACACGTTGAATACGACGACCAACGATTCGCAGCAGGGCGTTCGTGTTGGCTCGGTTGCTACTACACGTTCGTTGCCGATCCGCATCGTTGATGTGGTTGAGGACACGGCGTTTGTTTCCAGCGGTACGGTGTACTACCCAGAGGTCATTGTGAAGTTTAATGCTCCGTATATCACGGACACTTCACTGATCGTGGGTGGTCACGCTTACTACAACCCGCTCGGAACCTAATAGGGGAGTTCTAAGACATGGCTATTTCACGTGCACAATTACTCAAAGAGCTCCTTCCGGGTTTGAACGCCCTGTTCGGCCTTGAGTACAAGACCTATGGTGAGGAGCACAAGGAGATCTACGAGACTGAGACCTCCGAGCGTTCCTTTGAAGAAGAGACCAAGCTTTCTGGTTTCAGCGCAGCCCCGGTGAAGGCCGAAGGCTCCGCGATTGCGTATGACAACGCGCAGGAAGCATGGACTGCTCGCTACAACCACGAGACGATTGCTCTCGGCTTCTCCATCACGGAAGAGGCGGTTGAAGACAACCTGTACGATTCGCTGTCCAAGCGATACACCAAGGCGCTCGCCCGAGCGATGGCGTACACGAAGCAAGTCAAGGCGGCTTCGGTCCTTAACAACGGCTTCTCCTCGTCCTACACGGGCGGTGACGGCCAGCCGTTGTTCTCGGCCTCGCATCCGCTTGTTTCGGGTGGTACCAACAGCAACCGTTTGACGGCTTCTGACCTCAACGAAACTTCGTTGGAAGCGGCTGTCATTCAGATCGCTGGTTGGACCGACGAACGTGGTCTCTTGATCGCGGCGAAGCCCGGTAAGCTCATCGTTCCCCCGGCTTTGATGTTCACTGCCAAGCGCCTCCTCGACACGGAACTCCGTGTTGCGACCGCTGACAACGACATCAACGCTCTCAAGGCGATGGGGTCGATTCCGGGTGGTTACACCGTGAACCACTACTTGACCGACACGAACGCTTGGTTCTTGACGACCGACGTTCCGAACGGCATGAAGCACTTCGTTCGCACCCCGCTGCAAAACAGCATGGACGGCGATTTCGATACGGGCAACGTGCGGTACAAGAGCCGCGAGCGTTATTCGTTCGGTTGGTCCGATCCGCTGGGCATGTTCGGTTCGCCGGGCGCGTCCTAATAGGTTGATGGTGACCTAGAGAGATTGGGGGGTTACAAGTAGCGATGCTTGTAGCCCCTCTTTTTTAGTGATATACAGTCGTCCATCGGGAAAAATTTCGTTTACCAGACAGACCCGACTGACGACATGCAGACTGGTAAACACAACTCGCATGTGAGGATTTGAAATGGCACGTACTACTTTTTCCGGCCCGGTTAAGTCTGACAATGGCTTCGAGGGCGATTTTGTTTCCGGCACGATCAGCAGTGCCTCTGGTGTTATCACCAATCTGCTTTGCACCACGCTCACGATTGGCAGCACCAAGCTGACCACCGGTTCGGTGTCGGGTACGGTGTCGGTTCAGGCAGGTCGCATCCCGGTTGTCATCGGCAGCACCACGCTTTACATCGGTCTGTACGCCAGCCTCGTCCCGTAAGGATTTCGTAGGGGGGCGTTAGCCCCCTTTACCCATTACAGGAGAGGAAGATGGCAATGCAAACAGATGTCTTAGCTAGTAAGGTCGCCGTTGCTGCTGGCGACCTGCTGGATCAAAATAGCCTTGTTATTGGACGTTCTCGCGTCAAGGCTATCTATATTGTTCCTGACGAAGGTGCCGGTACGGTTACGTTTCGTGATGGTGGCGCTAGTGGCCCAACCAAAATTGTCGTAAATACGCTGGCGTCTTCAACCAGTCCTGACTACATCCTGATGCCGGGCGAAGGTCTGTTGTTTCAGACCAGTATTTATATCGTCCCGTCAGCCGTAGTCTCGACGATGGTGATTTATGGCTAAAACCCCGGCTTGGCAGCGCAAAGAAGGGAAAAACCCGAAAGGCGGCTTAAATGCCAAGGGGCGGGCGTCGTATAACGCCGCTAACCCCGGTAAACCGGGGCTGAAACGTCCACAGCCGGAAGGCGGCGCTCGTAAGAAATCATTCTGCGCAAGAATGTCAGGAATGAAGAAAAAGCTCACGAGTGCTAAGACCGCCAATGATCCCAACAGCCGTATCAACAAGTCCCTCCGAGCATGGAACTGTTGAAATGGAGATGCTGGTTTGGAACATGGTTCTTACGGGAATCGTGGCCGTTTTGGGTTTTGTTGTGAAAGAGAAGTTCGCTGAACTTCAACGGTTGGGGATTCTCCTCAACAGAACCCGAGAAGAAGTGGCTCGTGATCATGTCACCCGTGCGGAAGTCCGAGCCGATGCCCAGATGCTTCTTGACCGGCTTGACCGGCTGGAGCAAAAAATAGACCGCTTGGTAAATCACAACACCAAGCCAATTTAAAGGTAAATTCAAATGAAAGAATCCAAGATGATGATGAAGAAAGAAGTGGCCTTCATGAAGAAGAAGGGCGCTCCGAAGTCCATGCTCAAGCATGAAATGCGCGAAATGGCTGACAAAGGCGGTCGCGCCATGAAGAACCGTACGGCTGACAAGATGGGTCGTGCGATGGTCAAGAACAAGAAAATGGCCGGTGGCGGTATGGCTTATTCGGACGGTGGTTCTGTCTATCGCAAGGGCGCTGA